CGATGCACCCCGCACAGGCCTGCTCGCGCGGGCGCGCCACTTCTCACTCCCCGTCGCTACGAAAAAAGGGAAGAGGAGGCCTGACTCAATGACGGCGCCCGAAACCGGCACGGCGACCTTCAAGGCCTTCGCTCGGATCCTGGGCGAGCGGTCGCCCAGCTACGTCACCCAGCTCAAGGAACATGGGCGCCTGGTCCTCACCGATGACGGGAAGCGGGTGCGGGTCAAGGAATCCCTGGCGTTGATCCGCGAGACGGCCGATCCCTCGAAGGCCGGCGTCGCGGCACGTCACGCCGCCCAGCGCGACATCGCGCCCGAGCCGGGGGCAGGGGAGGGGGGCGACGACGGCGAGGGCCTGGACGCGCCGCTGGCCGCCCAGGACGGCCACGCCAGCCGCCGCAGCCGCGCCCTGGCGGACAAGGCCGAGTGGGATGCCAAGGCGGCCGAGCGCGACTACCTGGTGTCGATGAAGCAGCTGCTCAATGCCGATCAGGTCGCTGCCTCGGTGGCTGCTGCCGTCAGCGCGCTGCGCGGCCGCCTGGAAACGCTGCCGTATGACCTGGCGCCGCAGCTGGCGCCGCTCACGGATGAGGGCCAGATCCGCACCCTGCTCTCGGATGAGGTCGAGGCGGCCCTGGGCGAGTGCGCCCGGCAGCTGACGGCGCTGGCCCGCGCCGAGGCGGCGGCATGACCGCCGCGGCACGGATCCACCAGGCGGCCGCGCGTGCGATCGCGCCGCGCCGGCCGTTGACCGTTTCCGAGTGGGCGGACGAAGAGCGCTACCTGAGCCAGAAGGGCAGCGCCAAGCCGGGCAAGTGGAAGACCGACACCAATCCGCCGCTGCGCGAGCCCATGGATTGCATGAGCCTGCGCAGCGCGATCCACGACATCGTGTGCATGTTTCCGATCCAGCTGGGAAAGACCGAGATCGCGATCAACGCCGTGGGCTACACGATGGACCACGCGCCGGGACCGGTGATGGTGGCGCTGCCCGGCGAAGTGTCGATGAACAAGTGGATCAACCAGAAGCTCAATCCGGCGCTGGAGGAAACGCCGGCGATGCGCCAGGCGCTAACCAGCGTGGCATCGCGGGAGTCGGCCAACCAGCGATCGTTCAAGGATTTCGCCGGCGGCCAGCTCTACATCGAGCACGGCGGCAGCCCGCAGCGGCTCAAGTCCACCACCGTCAAGATCCTGATCGTCGACGAGCTCGACGAGTTCGCTGCCAACCTCAAGGGTGGCGACGACCCGATCAAGATGCTCGATGGCCGCACCTCGGCGTTCCCCTCGACGTACAAGCGGCTCTACATCAGCACGCCCTCGATCAAGGGCGTTAGCCGGATCGAAGAGCTGTACGATAAATCCGACCAGCGCAAGTACTACGTGCCGTGTCCGCACTGCGCTCACATGCAGCCGCTGGTCTGGAGTGGCCTGCACTGGAACGACGCGGTGACCGAGTGCTGGTACGCCTGCAGCGACTGCGGCGCCTGCATCGAAGAGCATCACAAGACGCAGATGATCCGCTTCGGCCGCTGGGTGGCGGAAAACCCTGGCGCCACCACCCGCGGCTACCACCTCAACGCGCTGTACTACCAGTTCGGCCTGGGGCCGCGATGGCTCACGCTGGCGCGGGAATGGCTCGACGCCCAGGGCGACGTGGCCAAGCTCAAGACCTTCATCAACGATCGCCTGGCCGAGACGTTCGAAGACCCGGCGATGCGGGCGGTGAAGCACAACGTGATCCGCGATCGCGTCGAGCCCTTGCCGCTGCGCATCGCGCCGCCGTGGATCCTCGCCGTCACCGCCGGCATCGACACCCAGGACAACCGCCTGCCGGTGCAGCTGGTCGGCTGGGGCAGGGGCATGCGCTGCTTCCCACTGGACTACGTGGAGCTGCCCGGCGACCCGAACGATGACGACGTCTGGAACGCGTTGACCGATCTGCTGAACCAGCCGATCCAATCCGCCCTGGGCGGCCTGCTTCGCGTCGAGGCCTCGCTGCAGGATGCCGCGGGCCACCGCACCGAGGCGGTGAAGGCCTTTTCCCGAAAGAAGCTGCTGCGCCGGCACATGGTCGGATTCGGTGCCGTGCCGAACAACGCGCCCGTCCTGAGCAAGGGCAAGCTGCAGGACATCAACTGGCGCGGGCAGCTGGACAAGCGCGGCGTGACGATCCACCACGTTGGTACGGTCGCCATCAAGCACCGGCTCTACAGCTGGATCTCGGCCGACGCCGACAAGCAGCCCGATGCCCGGATGGTCCGGTTCAGCGACGAACTGCCGCCCGAGTACTTCGGCGGCTTGGTCAGCGAGACCTACAACCCGACCAAGAACCGGTTCGAGAAGCGCCGTGGCGGGCCACGTAACGAGCCGCTGGACACGTGGGTCTACGCCTACGCCGCTACGCATCACCCGGAGCTGCGGCTGCAGAAGGCCACGAAGGCCGACTGGGATGCTCGCGAGGCTCGGCTCACGAAGGCCGCCGAAACAGATGTTTCACGGGAAGCGCGGGGCATCGGCGCTTCTGGTCGTCTCCCAGTCCGCACCGACGGCGACGCCGACTTGCCCGCCACCCGACCACCCGCCCGCCGCCGCAGCGGCTGGGTGGATAGCCAATAGTCCTGGAGGACCCCATGCGAGACGACGCCAAAGCCGAAGACCTGATCGAACCCCTGCGCAAGGCCTTCGCCGAGAACATCCGCCAGGCCGTGCAGGACCTCCCGCCGCACCAGGCGCTGCAGATGGCGGATGCCCTGTGTACCGTGCAGATGGAAGTGCTGGCGGGGCTGCGCGTGACGTACCGCGCCCCGACACCAGTCGACGGCGCGGCGGTCACTGAGGCTTGGCGAAAGGGAGGTGTGCTCCAGGAGATCATGCGCGAGTTTGGAATTAGCAGGGCCACTGCCTACCGGCATCACCCCAATCGCAGCGCCCGCCATTCTCGCGCTGGTTAAGAAAGTCTCATATTTGCCCGTGATGTGAGACTGGCGGCTGTATATGTTCCTTGTCCATGTCGGACACTCAGCAGCGCCTGGACAACTACCTCGCCGCGGAAGCGCGCATTCTCACGCGTGGCTTCAGCGTGCAGTTCGACCAGCGCCGACGCCAGGAAGCGGAGCTCATCGAGATCCGCAAGGCCATCAAGGAACTGAAGGCCGAACTGGCCGCTGAGAACGGTATGCCGCCCAGCCGCGGCAGCCTGCGCTACCGGACCGCGGTGTTCTCGAAGTGACCCGTCCGGCCAAGCCAGCGCCGCGCCTGCACCTGAACATGCTCGATCGCGGCCTGGCGGTACTGGCGCCGCGATATGCCGCCAAGCGCATGTTCGCCCGCAGCGTCCTGGCCCTCTACGAGGGTGGCCGGTCCACCCGGCGCCGCAAGAAGTCCCGCGACAACAGCACCGGCGAACGCCAGGTCGCGCGGGATGCGGCTACTGTGCGGGCCACCATCCGGGATCTGGAGCGTAACTACGACCTGGTCGATGGCGCGCTCTCGACCTTGGTGCGCAACATCATCGGGCCGAACGGCATCAGCATCGAGCCCACGCCCCGCGTCGGCACGCCCGGCGACAAGTTCGACGACATCGACGACGACTTCGCCCGGTCGCTGCTCAACCTCTGGCGGGAGTTCAGCAAATCGCCCGAAGTCACCCGGACACTGAACTGGGTGCAGGCGCAGGAACTGGCTTGCCGTTCCTGGCTGCGCGACGGCGAAGTGTTCGCGCAGCTGGTCGAGGGCGGCGCCATCGCCCGTCACGGCAGTGCCGTGCCCCTGTCGATCGAGCTGCTGGAGGCGGACGTGGTGCCGCTGGACTACGAGCGGGTCGAGCCGAACATCCAGGCCGGCATCGAGCGCGACGCCTGGGGAGCACCCCGGGCGTACTACGTGCACAAGACCCATCCCGGCGCCGGCGCCTGGTTCAACAACCAGGACGTCAAGCGCGTGCCTTCCGATCGCTTCCTGCACGTTGCCGTGCGGCGTCGGCTGTCCGGCCTGCGTGGCATTAGCCTGTTCGCCAGCGCGATCGACCGGCTGCTCGACATCAAGGACTACGAAGAGTCCGAGCGCACGGCAGCGCGGATCGCAGCCCGCATCGCGGCGTACATCAAGCGCGACGTGGGTATGGATGGGTGGGTGCCCGCGGTCGGCGAGGACGGCCAACCCGCCGAGCGTGACTTCCTGCTCGAGGCCGGCGCGCTGTTCACCGACTGCGCCCCGGGTGAGTCCATCGAGATGGTCGATCCCAAGCGGCCCAACACCATCCTCGAAAAGTTTCGCATGGCCATGATGCGCGCCGTGTCCCGCGCCATCGGCCTGAGCTATTCGAGCCTCGCCGGTGACTACGACGGTACCTATTCGGCGCAGCGGCAGGAGCTGGTCGAGTCCTACGACGGCTACCGCATGATGACGCAGACCTTCGTGTCGCGCTTCGTGCAGCCGATCTGGGAGCGCTTCGTCGATCTCGCGATCATCTCCGGCCAGCTCAAGGTGCCAGCGCACATTCGCCGTGACTCGGTCGCACAGGCCTCGTTTCGCGGCCCGAAGATGCCCTGGATCGATCCGCTCAAGGAAGCCAACGGCATCCGGGTGCTGGCGCGCAGCGGCGTGCAGTCCCTCACCCAGACCATCGCCGAGCGCGGCGGCCGCCTGCAGGACGTGTTCGAAGAGATCGCTCGCGAGCGTGAACTGGCCGGTGAGCTGGGTATCAAGTTCGACAGCGACATCGCCAACGACAAGGGCGCCGGCGTCGAAAAATCCGAGCGTCTCGACGAAGACGAAGATCGCGGTCCTCCGCGTCGAGATCGCCAAAGGCGCCGCCCTCGCATACGTCTTGTAAGTACCGGAGACAACCCCTGATGAAAAAGCACGCCTTGCATGTCGCCCTGCTCGCAGGCCTCTACGCCACCGCCGTCATGGGCGCGCCGCGCACCTCGCGTGATCGCCCGGCCATCGATCCGTGCATGTCCCTGCGTCCGGTCGCCAACCAGGCCGACGCCTACGAGCTGATGATCTATGGCGATATCGGCGACAGCTGGTGGGGCGAGTCGGTCACGGCGCAGTCGGTGGCCGAGCAGCTCAACGCGCTCGATGACTCCGTGGCCACCATCAACGTGCGGATCAACAGCTACGGCGGCAGCGTCGCCGACGGCATGGCGATCTACAACGCGCTCAAGCGCCATCCGGCGACCAAGGCCGTCACCGTCGACGGTGTCGCGATGTCCGCCGCTTCTCTGATCGCCATGGCGGGCGACACCGTGACCATGCCGCCGGCGTCGCTGCTGATGATCCATGCGCCCTGGGGCGGGATCATGGGCAACGCCAAGGAGCTGCGGAAGTACGCGGACATCCTGGACAAATTCAGCGAGTCGATGGCGGCTGCCTACGTGGCGAAGTCGGGCAAGACCACCGAGGCCATCCTCGCGCTGCTCCAGGACGGTGAAGACCACTACTACACGGGCGATGAAGCGGTGGCCGAGGGCTTTGCCGACGCCGTTGCCGAGCCGCAGGAAGAGTCCGCCGAGCCCGACGAGTCCGCGCGCCAGTTCGCCAGCCAGCTGCTCGAGCGAATCAGCGCCCGCGGCGCCCCCGCCCGTTACGCCGGCCTGGCCGTTGCTGCTGCCCTGCGCATGGCTCCGGCGCCCGCTGCCACCCCTTCCGCGCCGCGCGTCACCGCGCCCGCCCCCGCACCTCCGGCCGCATCGGCTGGAAACACCACGCCGGCGCACGCCGGTAACGACCCCGGAGAATCCGTCATGACCGAAGAAGAGAAGAAGGCGCAGGCCAAGGCCGTCCTGGCGGCCGACAAGGCCCGCCGTGAAGCCATCCGTGCCCAGTTCAGCCCGTTCCTGTCGCGCCAGGACCTCGACACCGCCGCGCTGCAGAAGGTGCAGACCGCGTGCGAGGACAACCAGGACACCACGCCCGAGGCTGCCGGCACCCAGCTGCTCGCGCTGCTCGGCAAGGACACCACGCCGGTCGCCGGCAACCGTCGCGCCGAGATCACCCGCGACGAGACGGCGACGTATCGCGAGGGCGCGATCCTGGCGACGCTCAACCGCAAGGACCCGCAGGCGTTCAAGCACGACGAGCGGTCGACGCAGTTCCGTGGGTTCACGCTCATGGACCTGGCTCGCGACTGCGTCGAGCGCGCCGGCCAG